AGCAGGTCGATGTAGCCGATCTTGCGCACCGCACCGCCCACGTTGGCGTCGTTCAGCTCGACCTTGTAGACGCGCTTGAACTTCGCGATGTCGTGGAAGCAGTCGGTGCGCTTCTGGCCTCAGCCTGTTGGCAGGTGAAGTCCTCCCATCTGCGTTGGCGGTCTACCGCAGCATGAAGCGACACGCAGACTACCCGGCGAACTCATTTCGCGCGGCGTGCTGGTGGAAGGCGCGATGAGCGAACAGGCGCTGCGCATCACGCAGCCGACGCAGCAAGCGGCAGGTAAAACAGCAGCCCGAGCAATGCAACTGCCGCAGCCGCGAATGCGATGAAATGCCGTGCAGCGAGCCCCATCTTTGCCCGAAAGCCGGGCCATGTCGAAACGCGGCGACCGCGGCTGAAAGCGACGAAATTGTCCAGCAGCAGATGCGCCGGGGCCGATGCGCACCCACCGGCCCCACCTCTGGCGCTAGGGCGCTGGCCCCGCAGGGCGCCAACGTCCGGCGTTGGCGCGCCACTCATACAGGCGCGCCCCGACCTGCACCCTGTCGCCATTCGCGACATTGGCAGGGAACAGCTGGTCGTATGCGCGCAAGCGATAGCCCAGCAGCGAAGCCGACGCCTCCAGGTAGCCCTCCGACGAAACGACGCCGGATCCGGCACCCAGCAAAGGCTCCGACTGCACCAAGAGGCCGGCGGCATTGCTGACGATCGAGACCTGCGCGTCGACCATCCCGCCCTGCGCCATCGCGCCCGAAGCGCTGCGCATCGCCACCAAGTGGCTTTGGACGACGGCATCCTCTGCCAGCAAGCCGGAAGAGGACGCCCGCCCCGCACCCGCACCCGCCAACTCGGTTGCAGCCACCAAGTGCCCTGCCGCCGCGATGACGAGCGCACCCGAAAACGGCTTGGCGCCGAATGTCGAGGCTCCGAAGATCAATGCGCCGAACATGGACTATTCGGCCGAGGCTTCGGCTGCCAGTGGCGTTTGCACGGGACTGCCCTGGAACGCGATGAAGTCGCACACCGGCAGCATGGGCAGGAGCTGCTCAAGCGTCGGCTCGTCAGCCAGGCCCGCCGCGACCTTGTCCTGCAGCGAATAGCAGAAGTCCCAGACGAGCGAGCGCCAAGCGCGAAAAGCGCGCCCTTCCGCCTGGAACCGCGGCACAGCAGGCTCGCCGGCATAGGTCACAGCCGTTTTGATGTCATCGTAGCCGTGCGCGGCGGCGGTGAGGTCAAGGTGCTTCTGCACTTCGCTGCGCAGGGCGGCGGCTCGCTCCTCTCGCGTCGGCTCGTGAGGCTGGGGGGCCAGAGCAGGCGTCTCCACCGGCACCTCGGACACAGGAGGATCGGGAAGAATCTCTGGTGCCGGCACATCCTCCTCGATCCACATGCCATTGGCCGCTGCGAAGTAGCGCTTTCCTTCCACAGCGGGGGGCGGTTGCGTCTCGAGGCAGTTGCCGGGGATGAGCCAGACATCGCCTTCGTCCGCCGGCGACAAATCGCTCTCGTCGAGCACGGTGGGGCCGGTGTAGATCCGGTCTGGCCCGAATGAATAAACGGTCTTGATTTTCATGGTCAGTACTTGATGCATGCGAGGTATGCGTAATTGCGGGGGCGGGCTTCGGAAGCCCCGCTGCCAATCAGCGAGACACCGGTAGCGGCGCCGTTGATGCCGATGCCTGTGCCGTTGGTCCGGATGCTGATGCCCGTCCCGCTTCCACCAACGCCGACGTTGTGCGCATGGTTACCCGCGCCGTTCGTCTCCCTGCCACTGGGCGCATAAACGGGAGTGACCCCTTGGAACGCCGCCGAGCCGGTCCCTGCCCAACCGTCGTATCCGTGCGTGTGCTGGCCTTGTGCATCGGTCCACGCGCCATGCGCATGACCCGGATCGTTGACACCGTGAACGTGCCCCGCGTCGGAAATGGTATGCGCGTGCCCTGCATCGTTGATGCCATGCGTATGTGACAGATTCGTGCAGTCTTGGAACGAGCCGATCGTTCGGCCGGGATCGATGCCGCGCCCTTCATCGAGCCCCCGATCGAACACCCCCCGCCCATCGGGCAGGTTGAAAGTGGTCGAGCCGTCCCCCGCGCCATACGTCGTTCCGATCTTCGCGAAGAGGCGCGCATAGGTCGTGCGCGAAACCGCTGCTCCGTTGCGCTTGAGGTACCCGGGAGGCGGCGACGACTGCGCGAAGTAGCAGACCATGCCGGTCTGGTCGAGACCGAGCGCCTCTTGCCAGTCCGCCTTCAGCTGGTCGGTGGACGCCGACAGGATGGTCAGCCCGATCTGCTTGCGCCCCTCGGGAAAATCGACTGTCGCGCCGTCGTTGCTCGACGCGATGACCTGCGTGCGCGCCAACGCGCCGCCGGCCATCGTGGCACGGCCCAGTTCAAACAGGCCGGTGGGGCGGCCGACAGAGTCGACCGCATTGATCATGTAGTGGCAGGTGTCCCCATCTACCATGCCGGCAGCGGAGAACGGTCGATAGGCATCGACGGCGCCCTCCAGAGCGAAGGCGCCCAACCCCACGGTGGTGCTGGACTCCAGGATGCGATCGGCGGTCTTGTGTGCCATCGTTCTGTGCCGATCAGGTGGTGAGGAACGCGACCTTGGTCGACGTCTTCAAGCGGGGAACCACACCGGCCTGGATCGGGATCGCGGGCGTCAGCGCACCGTGCAGCAACAGCAGGCCGCTGCCCACAGCGACCGTGCCGATGCCCAGGTGCGTGGCCGTACCAGTCGCCGTGCCGGCCACTTCGAGAAACTCGAGCGCGTTCACCAGGAAGCCCTCGTTACCGATGACCGACCAGCCGGCCGGACTGCGCGGCACGGCGACGCGGGCATAGCCGGGATACACCAGCTCGTTCGTGCTTTGGTTTGCGCCGGCACCGGGCGCGGCGGTGAGAAGACTGATATAGAGATCCGTCACCGGGCTCGCTGCGGCATTGTCGGCGAGTCCGGCAATCGGCGTACCGAGAAGAATCAACTTGATGAAGGCGTTGGCGGATGCGGGTGAGTAGGCCATTCGAAGTTCCTGGTTGAGTTGGTTGGTGGGTTGGTTGTGCAGACAGTGGGTGGATGGTTGGTCGGGCTACGAGCCCATGAAGTCGGCCAGATCGCAACGAGCCGGAATGTCCGCGTCGTCGAGCGCGTCGATGAATGCGCAGGCGGCTCGCTCGGCGGAGAAACAGCTCTGCACGTGGTCGGACACGGCACGAGAAAGGGACCTGGCTTCGTCGCGTGTGAGCGTGATGAAGCCGTCCGCGGTCTTGAAGTCGATGGCCTCCAGGCCGCCGACCTCCACGTCGGCGAGCATCGACATGAACGCAGCCCGTTCCTCGCGTCCAGTCTGGATGCGCACGCCGTTCGACAACGTCAGTCCGCCGGTCTCGGCATTCCAGCGTTGCTCGGCGAGATCCGCCTTGAGCTGCCGCCTCAGGTCGTCCGGTGTGCGCGGATCGCGCCAAGCATGCGCCGACCAGTCGAAGACGTGGTGCGCGCCCGGCCGCTCCGGCAGCAATGCAGGAACGCCATCGCGGACATACGAGCCGGGCGGTGCAGCCCCGAGGTAGACGGACTCGCCCGGCCCGGCCTGGGCATGACACCACTCGACGGTGGCCTGCGTACCGGTGCAGCGGATCTCACCCGTGCGGGTGTTGTAGACGGTGAAGTGAGGCATGGTTTCAGCGGCGCGTGGACAGCGCATAGATCGAGGAACCGCCCGTTCCCGATGGGGCGGGCGTGGAAATGGTGAGCGTGTGCCAGCCGGGGTTCAGCGACACCTGGATGCCCCCGGTCACCGTGCTGCCTGCAATGCCCGCACCGATCCAGCGAGACGTCCCGTCCACCGAGATGGCGACAAAGGCCGTCTGCATCACGAAGACCGAGCCCAGGATGAAGGTGTCCAGCGGCACGCCGCCCGGCACGAAGTGATTCACGGCAACCGCGTTCGAAGCGGACGCCGCAAACGACGGTACGGTGACGGCCTGTCCGCGAAGGTTGATCGTGTCGATCACGTCCACCTGGTTGATCGTCAGGCCTTCGTTCTGCAGGTTGAAGCCCGGCCCCCATAGCCTGAAGCGCCCCGTGCTGTTCTGCATCTGCAGGCCCATGCCGTTGCAATTCAACTCGGCGAAGGTCTCGCCGCCGCTGTGACGCGCGAGGATCCAGCCCCATCCACCGTCGCCGATCCATTTGTTGGCACTGCGCAGGTACCCCCAGCCACCCACGCCATCGCCGGAGATGTCGACCTGGCCTGCATTCACATAGCCGAGCCTCGAGGTGATCGCCGACAGGCGGTCGACGTTGATCGACCGGGCGAGGATGGACCCATCGACGACCAGCGTGCCGTCGATGCCCACGGTCGCTGCGCCCGCCACGGAACCCACCACGAACGGGTACCTGACCGCACCGTTGGGGGCCTCCTGGGCTATCGCGAACTTGTCGACCAGTACCGTGAAGTTGCTTTCCTTGCCGTCGTTGTTCAGCAGCACGCCGGCGACCTTGCGGTCAGCGGTTACTTTCACGCCCCACTTCGCGCCCAGATTTCCGTCGGCTGCAATACGCGCCTCCTTTTCCTCATTGACCGACGTCTCCGCGTCACCAACGCGCGCAACCAGCGCATTGCGTTCCAAAGCTTGCGCCGCCTCGGCTGCCGCACGCGCACTCACTTCTTTGCGGATGGCCGCCACGGCGCCGCGATCGCTCGCCTCCGACGTGTAGGGCGTGACGGGAAAGCGTCCCTGCTCGACTTTCACGAAGCGAACGCCGATGCCACCGCCCGCGATGTAGCCGCTCCACAGGAAGACGACCTTGCCGGTCGCCGCCGCGGCCGGCGCGATCGCTTCCACCGCGAAGTCGTTGCGCCGCAGCTGTTCGTTCATGAACGCGTGACGACCCGCCTTCAGGTTGCGCGTGATCTCGAGCGAGTTGCCGGCCGCATCGAAGAACTCGAGCGCAAACCCGCTCTGGCCCACATCACTCTCGAACCTCGAGTCGCCCGAGCCGGCGTACCAGGTGCCGGGCTTGGCCGGGAAACTGTCGCTGTCCAGCCGCCCGGCGGCAGGAACACTCGCATGAAGCCGTGCCGACGTTCCCCAGTCGTCTTCCACCACATCCCAGGCATTGCCCTGCAACGCCCACTTGTCGAGGTCGAACTCGAACCCGCCGTTGAAGACCAGGTTGGCGCGCACATAGCCAACGGCCCGGGCAGAGACGATGTCGATGCGTTGTGCCAGTTGCTCTGCGGTATCGGTGACCACCCGCTCGACATGCGTGATCGCGGTGCCGCGTTCGATGGCCTCGTCGATCAGCCGCTCGCTGATGCCCGAGTTGATGTTCAGCAGGTCCGCCACCTGCTCGTCGAGCCCTTCCTGCAGCTCCTTGATCGCGTCGTCAATCGACGGCAGCGAGGCCAACTCCACATAGCCTGCATCGCTCGCGTTGCTGGCCGCATCGAATGCAGTGACCCAGTAGATGCGTGTCGCGGCAACCGGCTCGGTGCGCACGAAATTGAGCGCGCCCGTGCGGCCGATCTCGACCGCTTCCGCCAACGTCGGCCCCACCTTGACGATGTACGCTCCGATGGGCTGCGTCGTGCCGCACGGCTGCCAGGCGAGCTCGATCTGCGCACCCCACACCTCGCCGTGCACGATCGGCTGGGCCGGCGGCTGTATCTCGATGGTCGCAGCTACGGGAACGCCCCAAGCCCCTTGCGTGTTCGCGTGCGCGGCCCAGACCTTCTGTGTGCCGGCGTTCAGCCAGCCGATGTTCGCGGACAGCGCCTTGCCGGTGAAGAGCTCGATGGCCGTTTCCCACGACGAGCCGACGCGGATCTGCGTTGCCCCCCAGCCCAGCAGGTCGAGGCCCGTGGGCGCGGACCACCGCGCGATGACGCCCGCCGAATCGACAGTCAGGCTCAGGCCCGCCACATCGTCGGGGAACTCGCTCGGCCCCTGCAGCCTGTGCGTCACCGTCGTCCAGTTGCTCACCGCATAAGGTGTCATGAAGCGCACGCGCACCTGGTACTCGCCGTGCACCGCAAGACCGAGGAGGTAGGTCTGCGTCGCGTTGCCGGGCAGGTCGTGCGTCTGCCATTCGCCCACCGGTGCGATCGAGCGCCATTGCACACGCACCATGCCGTTGCGCACCACCGCCGCCTCGGTCGAAGCCGACCAGCTCACCTTGGCGCGCACGACCAGCGTGCCGCCCTGCTGCACCAACTGCTCCTCGCCGCTCTGCACCATCAGGTCCAGGGGCGCCTGGGGCTGCAGGAACGGGCTCGGCAGGTTGGTGTTCGGCGCCGCATCCGCCTGCACCTCGTCGGCCAGGTCGTAATACGCCGGCACGTCCTCGACCACCAGCAACGACAGCGGTGCGCTGCGCGAATAGGTCCAGTCCGTCACCCGAAAGGTCTTGTTCGCAAAGCCGTACAGCGCGCTCGTGAGCACGACGCGGTCGCCGGGCTGCAGGTGCCATGCGAGCATCTTGGGATGGATGCGCAGCACGAAGCCGCCTCGGCTTTGCTCGACCACCACGCGGGCGATCTGGTGGCAGCGCACGTGCGAGCCGGTGAAGGCCAGCGCCATGTCGGTGAACTTGTCCTTCGCGTCGAGTGCGCGGAAGTTCGGGTTCTGGAACGGCGTGAAGTCTTCGCTCACGCCATTGCGCGCGGCGTTGACGTAGGTTCCGCGCATGCCATTGAAGCGGCTGGCACCCGGGTTGGCGGTCTGGACCACGGCCGTGGGCGACAGCATGTCCTCGTCGGTGAGGTTGAGCACCGGCGTCGACCAGGCGCCGGCCTGGATGCGCCAAACGCCACCCGACTCCAGGCTGAAGCCGGCCATCGCGTCTTCGATCTGCTGGCGCGTCGATTCGCGGTCCTGGTCGGAGCGGAACATGCCGTCGCAGACATACAGCGCCTGTGAGCCGCCGTAGTTCACCACGTCGCTTGCCGCCTGCGCGCTGTAGACGATCTGGTCGCAGGCATTGGCCGCGGCGATGAGCGCGTTCTCGTCGATCTGGTCCCGCGCCGCCAGGTAGCCCGCATCAGATTGCAGGAAGTCGGCCAGGCACAGCGCCGGGTTGCGTGAATATGCTGTTTGCCCAGTACGCGGATCGTGGATCTTCTTGCCCCGGATCTTCGCCGTGATCTGCGGGATGCCGCCCTGGAACCGCTCGAACAACAGGTTGAGCGTGACGACGGCATAGGTGTAGCCGCTCAGGCGGTGCTGCTCGGTCCACAGCGTCTGGCCCGGAAAGGTCTCGTCGAGCGACGCGCGCATCAGGCCGTCTGCGGTATCGACGCCGCCCGGGGACGTGTGGAACTGCACGTTGACGGCCGGGCCTTCCGAAGGCCAGCCCGTGAACAGCGGCGGCATCTGGAACTCGGGGCCGTCGGTCCAGCCGGCCGCGTTCGGGCGCCCGACGGAAGTGCCCTCGATGAAGATCTCGTCGATCGCTTCGCACTCGTGGGCGGCGAAGACGATCAGCACGTGCTTGTACTGGTCCATCGGTCCGCTGTTGAGCACGGCGACCACCGAGCCGCCCACCGGCGCAGGTGAGCCGTAGATCGTGGGCCAGGGCGACTCCGAGCTCACGACGGTGGTCGTACGGTCGCGCAGGTTGGCAACATCCTCTGCGAACTTGCGGGCCGCGGCCTGGCGGGCTTTCTTCTTGGCTTGTGAAGACGCGTAGGCATTGCTGACCAGCGAGACCGCTGCGCTGACGATCATTCCCCCCACCGCAGCGGCCGAGGCCGCCGAAGCTCCGACCGCCGATCCGATCCAAGTAAGGACACCCGAAATGGGCTCTGCCATTGCAGTGGAGCAAATGCCAAGCAGCCCCCCGAAAACGAGAGCCAGACGAATCAGACGCGCCATGCTGCCACCCCCACGCTCAATGGCAAGAACTCCAGCCGCGCCTTGCCAGGCACCACGATGTTCGAGCCTGTGCAAACGCCAAAGCTGTAGCCGGAAACTCGACCTGCATGCCTGCCGCTCCTGGCCAGCACGACGTCTCCGCGCTGCGCCATCAGCCCGGGCAGCGCAGGACCCAGAAGAACTGAGGCAGCCGCCTCGAAGCCGCCCGCTGCGCGCACGTGCCGCAGCGCCGTCAACAGCCGCTTGGTGGCCAGTGCACCACCTCCGGCGCGCAGGGCATCGAGCGGATCGCTTCCGCGCCGCTCACGCACCCAATCGGCCGCGATGGTCGCGCAGTCGTGCTCGAAATACGCGAAGCCCACATGGCGTCGCGCGTCGATGAAAGTGTCAAGATCAATGCTCATTTGCTGTGCACCCCGAGGGCCTGTCGATACTGGAGATTGGCCTGCAGCCACTTGCTGACCCAGATGGCCGGGTTGCCGATGAGGCCGGTGAGATAGGCGAAGCCTTGTTCTCCCGGATGTCGCGCCTGGTGCTGCGCGTTGTTCATGCGCAGCGCTGCGGGGTTGCTGCGCACGTCGTAGCTCGCGGTGCGGCAATCCATGCTGATCGAGCCGGTGTTGCCGTCGCGGTCGATCTTCATCTGGTCCATGACGCCGACGAAGCGCAGCACGGGTGCGCCGTTGATCTGCAGCGTATGGGCATCGAGCATCGCGATCCACACGCGCACGCGGCGGTCCTGGTAGTCCGACGGATCGCCGAGCGCCAGGGCGCGTGTGCCCATGTCCACCGGCGAAAGCGTCAGCGTGAGCTTCTCGGCCGCGCCGTCTTCGCTCTCGTGGAGCTCGCCGATGGAGCCGAGGTTGCCCACGCCCTGCCAGGTCTCGCCCATCACCTGGACGCTGAGTGGCCAGTTGGTGTAGCGCGCGGTGCCGGAGCGCAGCTGCAGCTCGACCAGTGCGAGTTCGCCGTAGGCGGCGGCGCTGGCCGCTGCTTGAAATCCGCCGTTGATGGGTACCGTCATTCCCAGGACTCCATGAGATCGAGGCTGAAGCCGCCTTGCGTGCGCGACTCCGAAGACCAGTTGTTCTTTGCATCGGTCTTGCGCATGAGGCAGGTCGGGCGATCCCAGACCACTGCGCTGCCCGCAACAACAGGTACCCGCAGCACCGGCTCGATCTGCACCACGATCAGGCCCGCGGCATCGGCCACGGCATCCGCCTGCACGTGCAGCAGCTGGCGCTGGACCGACCCCTGGTTGACACCGAGCCAATCGCCCTGCAGCAGGGTCTTGCCTGCCTGCGCCACGCCCATCTGGATCGACAGCGAAGAGGCACCGGCCGGCGCCGCGAGCGCGGTCCACACACCGCGTGCCGTGCCGCGAGGCGCGGGCTGCAGCATGTCGCTGACGGCCAGCACGTTGACCTGGCCGCGTAGCGCGTGCACCAGGCCGCGCCACATGGCGGCCTCGCTCATCAGCGGAATGCGCTCCTCGCTCACGAGCGCGCAGGTGCGGCGCGGCGGCGCCAGCACGGCCACTTGCGACGAGCCGGTGTCGCCGCTGCTGAAGCTCAGGTCGAAGGTCTGGATACCGAAATCCTGGCGCTTGACCGGCAAGTTGGGGGGCAGGGTGACAATGCTCATTGGGGCACCACCCGCAGACGCTTGAGTTGTTCCATTTGGCCCTTGTTGTTGGCTTGAAGTGCACGGTCCAGATCGGCGAGCACAGCGCCGCGATCGGACCTCGAATCGATGTAGAAGACGCTGGAAGGCGCGTAGTGCAGCGAGCCACTGCCGCCCGAGCCCTGAGCGCTCACGCCGAGGCGGCCGTCGGAGCTGCGGCGCAAGGGCATGATGGCTTCGGGACCGGCTTCGCCCATCAGGCCGATGCCGTTGGCGAAGGGGAAGAACGTGGGCTTGCCGACGACGCTGTTGGCGTAGGCGTGCAGGCCCGGAGATGCGAAGACGTTGCCGTTCGCGCTCTTGACGCCGAAGATGCCGAGCACGCCACTCAGGAGGCTGCCGAACCAGCTTCCGCCCGAGCCGGAGCCCGCGCTGCTGCCGCCCGACGAAGTCCCCTTGAACACCCCGGAAAGCCAGCCGGAGAACGCCTCGACCGCGGGCTTCAGCGAAGCGTCGTAAAGCGCGTCGGCAACCGACGAGACGATCTTCTTTTTGAGCGACTCGCCCATCTTGTCGAGCGCGTTCCCTTTGCCTTCCAGCAGGTTCACGAACCCCTCGCGAAACGCACCGCCGATGTCGTCGGACATCTTGCGGCTCTTTTCTTCGCGCTTGGTTTTTTCCTTGTCGGCTGCCTCAAGGCCTTCGGAGTCACGCGTGACTTTCAGCAGGCCCCTCTCTGCCTCGATGCGCACACCGAGCGCTTCAACGTAGCCGGGAATGACACTCTCCGTGGCCTCCAAATCCTGAAGCTGGCGCTCCAGCTGAAGAATGCCCAGCTCTCTCAATTCCGACTTGGTCTTGCCGTGTACCGCGTTCTGCGCTTCCAGCGCAGCAGTCTGCTCACGAATCCCTTCTGTCGCCTGATGCAGATTCAGGAGCGGCCCGATCTGCGACGTTGCATCCGGCGCGTTGGCTGCGCGCGCAAGCCCCTGGTCGGTGGCGTCGGTTTCGTTCGCCTGCCCCTGGGAACCCGGCACCTCGCCTTTGCAATGGCCGCAGGCAACCTCGATACGAAGCTGAAGGCCGTTGAACTGTGCGCTCGCCCCCCCACCGCGAGGAGTCGAAGGCTTGGGAGACGACACCTCCTTGTCCGACTTGCTTGCATTTCTTGCTTCCAGCCGCGAACTAACTTCCGAGTTGACGCGACTCGCGTTCTCAGCTCGCGAGGTCGCCGACCTGACTTCCAGCGCTCGCAACTCCCTGATGTTCTCGGGCTGTTCGATCCATAGCGGCGACGCGGCGCGTCGCGGCAGGCCGATGACCGCCCCTTCTGCCGTTTCGGCCATCGACAAGCCCGCACCGCCGTCGCGGCGCAGGCGGTTGTCGCGCCTGGTTGCAGCTCGCTCATAGTCCTCTTGCAACGTTGTTCCTCGTCCGAGGTTGCGTGAGAAGTCTTGAACATGCGCAACGACATCACGCCTCGTCTGGTCCAGGCGATCAATGAAAATCTTGTCCGCGGCCTCCTGCCGAGTTTGCTGGGTCGCGGCGACAGCAAAGGCCTTTTGAGCAACGGCCACGGCGTCCTCGATCCGACCACCGGTTTCGAGGTCATCGATTCGCTTGACCGTTGCCGGGTCGAGGTAGTGACGCTCCTTGTTCAGCTCTGCGGACTGCTCCAGGGGCCGGTCCGCGAGCTTGGCGAATTTTTCCACGATGTCCTTGATAGGAGTACCGGTCACCCGATTCATCTCCACGGCTGCGGTGGCCGCTTCCTGGAGAACGCGACCTTGCACCCTGCCCGAGGCAACCAGGGCCCCCAAGGCTTCTGCCGCCTTTGCCCGTGTTCCGGTGTCGCCTGCGACCTCGACTTCCATTCGTCGCAGCTGGTCTTTCGTCACGCCGGCATAGTTGCCGCTCGTGGTGATTGCGCGGGTGTACTCGGCGCCTTCCCTCGCGCCTTCGATCGCGCCGCTGACCAGGTAGCGCGTCGTCTTCACGGCGATTTCGACACGCGGATTTTTCCGGAGCTCGTTCATCGCCATGTTTGCGGCGCCGGCAGCACCGGCGAACTCCTTCAGTGCGTGCGTGGCGGCAGGCAACTCCTTGGTCACCGTCGAGGTGCCCGCCGTTGCAAGGATTCCAGTGATTTGTTCAGAAGCCATGTCTGTATGGTCCGTTTGGAGTCACAAAAAAATAAGGCCGACATCTGCCGGCCCCATGCTTCTTCGATGGCCGTGGGCCCGCGTTGTCGCTAGACGTTCAGCACCGCAATGCCTTCGTCTTCCATCACCTGCAGCTGCAGGAACACTTCACGCTGCCGCGCACGCGGAATGCCCAGGCGCTTCATCGCCACGTCGACCGCGCCGAAGTCGAGCCCCTGGAACCACGCGCCCGCTGCCCCTGCGACGACCCGCCACTGCGTTCGGCAGGCATGGAACACCTCGAATGCTTCCTGGTGTTC